GGGGTGTTTTGAGTGAGGCTGATTTGAGTGGGGCTGATTTGAGTGGGGCTGATTTGAGTGGGGCTGATTTGAGTGGGGCTGATTTGAGTGGGGCTAATTTGAGATGGGCTGATTTGAGTGGGGCTGATTTGAGTGGGGCTAATTTGAGATGGGCTGATTTGAGTGGGGCTAAAGGAAAGTTTATTTTTAATTGGGGTGTAAAATTAAAGGTTGTTAATTAAAAGGAGGATTTGAAATGAATCTAAAAATAACAAAAGGAAAGGCAGAGTTTAATAAGAGTAAGCTTGGAAATTCAAAAGAGTGCGTTTTTGTGGAGTTTCCAAATTGCATAAGTTCTAAGACCCAAAAGTCTTTTAAATGGATGCCTACTTATGAACAGATGATAGAGATACTTCAAGCACTCGGAGATATAGAGAGAGATAGTTGGAAGAAATAGTCCTTAGGACATCACATAAAATAAACATGGGAGTTAAAATAAAATGAACATAAAAGAAGAAGCAACAGCATACAAACCGGCAAAGCTTAAGAATATTTCTGAATTAGCAAGTGTGAATGTAACAACAGAGATTCAGGAAGAGTTAGAGGTAGAATATCCCTACAAGTATATACTTGTTAATGGTGAAAGATATAAGTTACCTGTTAGTGTTATAGCAGCATTAAAAGAGATATTAGAAGCAAACCCTAAGCTGCAGACATTTAAGGTTAAGCAGACTGGAGAGGGAATAAAGGTTAAATATTTAGTTATTCCTTTGGCTTAAAATGGTTTTTATTGATTTTTTTGATGGTTATTCAAGAATCGTTCTGGAAGAGACAGACCAAATGGGGTTTAATGGGATGGCTGAGATTTATTTGTGTCTTTATGAACAATATCCTCAGCTGTCCAGATAACAAAGTTATTCCTTTGGCTTGATTTTGTTCTCTCTAATATATTTGATATAGAGTTGAACTTCTCTGGATAAACAAAGACCTTCATTCTTAACGAATTGGATCAAGTCTTCATCTAAAGAAATCATCACATTTTTTTTTCTTATTTTCATTTATTAATTACAGAAGATAGATATATATAGTTTTCTATTTGTCCCATCCAACAAGCCTTATTAAATCTTTTCTATCATTAATTTTCTAATCTGCTTATAATCACAAGTTGGACAAATCCATTTCTCATCAGGTAGAAACCAATAAAGCCCATTCATATCTTTTCTTGATGCTTTTCTCATTTTCTTCCCACAATATTCACAGTGGTCACTTTCTTCAATTTCAACAGATTTAATGTTTAACCTTTTCTTGATTCCTTCTTCTGCTGCTTCTGAGAGATTAATAAACTCCCTTTTTGCTTTATCAATAATTTCATTATCAATTGAAAGTGTAGTATGTGTTTTAACCATACATATTTAATACATATCAAGTATATATATCTTTCGGTTTGATATTTTTAGTTTATAAATGTTTGTGTTTTAAAGAGAAAGAAAGAACCAAAGAAAGAGAAAGTGTATGTATGTATGTATGTTTAGATAGATAGACTCCAAACTAATAAAATTCCACTGACACTAGATCCAATAACAGATTGATAAAAAAACTAAGACTCACTACTATTTATACTTTTCTCTTTTTTGACACTTACACTCACATATGCATTCATAAAAGTTCGCACAACCCATAGATTTAAATAATTTCATCACTTCCAAAATGCGAAGCATTTTGGTGCGTAACAGCCAATTCTTTAAGATTCATGAGTGTGCATAAGTACTATTCATGGCATATGTGAGTGTAATAAACCCATCCAATTCCCCCCTCTTTGCATGCAATCCCATAAGAAATGGGATGCAATTTACTAGAGTAAATTGCACTTTGCTTCGTGCAAAGTTGTATGCAAATTCACCCCCCTTGGATAAGGCCGAACGCAGTGAGGCTATATAGTTATTCGGTATACCGATTAACTCGCATAGCATTTGTCTTTAAGTGTAGTGATTAGTAACTACATTATTTATACTAAGGTTACCTAAGTGCAAATGATATGCGTTTGTAAAGGTTCGCACAACCCAGCATGCGATACTTGAAAAATTTACATATACTTTGCGTTATCCCCACAGAAAAATTTCTAAATTTTTTTAATTATTTTATTAAATTAAAAACCCTGGGTGACTCTTCCCAGGGTTTCACGTATAACACTAAACAATATACAAAAGTATATAAATACTTTTTGTTTTTTTTAAATATGGAAAATAAATCTGAAGAGAATGAAATAGATTTAGGAATTTCAATAGGTTCAGAAGAAGAGGCGCTATGGATGAAGAACAAGGAGAATGTGAAAGCTGCAATAGAGGCGATGGAGAAGGATTTGAAGGAACTCCCGATGAGGATAAAGATAAACAGGGAGATACTAGACTTCATAGAAAGCAAGCTAACAGAAGTAATCCAATTTTAAAGCTTGACCCATGGCAAATTGAGGCTTTAAAACACGATGGAAACCTCTTACTCAAGACTGGAAGACAGGTTGGAAAGACAACTATAATGGCTATCAAATCGGCTAAGTATATGATAGAGCACCCAAACTCAAAAATAATTTGTTGCTCTCTAACTGAAGACCAGGCACAGCTTATTATAGTAATGGTTTTAGATTATTTGGAAAAGAACTATAAGACCTGGATAGCTAAGGGAACAAAGAAACCAACTAAAAACAAGATAATACTCACAAACAAGTCTGAAATAATAGCTAGGCCAGTTGGAAATACTGGAGATGCTGTTAGAGGTTTCACAGGTGATGTTTTAATTTTGGATGAAGCCAGCAGATTTGCAGAGTTCATATTTACAGCATCAAAGCCAACACTTCTAACTACTGGGGGGCAGATTTGGATGTGCAGCACTCCATTTGGAAAACAGGGTTATTTCTATGAGGCATACCAAAACAAGAGCCAAAGATTTAAAGTAATTGAGGCTAACAGCTGGGATGTAATTCATGAAAGACCAATAAGTGAGAGCTGGACATTAGAAAAAAGAGAAAAGGCGATAGAATTCCTGGAAGCTGAAAAGAAAGACTGCTCTAAGCTACAATTTGCTCAAGAATATATGGGTTTATTTGTAGAAGACCTAAAGCAGTTCTTTAGTGATGAATTGATACAAAAGGCATGCAAATTAAAGAGAAGAGAGTATATATTGCCAGATAGAGATTACTATTTGGGTGTAGATATAGCTAGACTGGGTGAAGACGAAATAACCTATGAAATACTCCACAAGATTAATGATGAAACAATAGAACATGTGGAAAGTATAGTCAAGACAAAACAGCTAACAACTCAAACACACGATGATATAGTCAATTTGGAAAGAAACTGGGACTTTCGGAAAATTGGCATAGATGCAGGTAGTGGTTCTTTGGGCGTTGGAATTCTGGACTGGCTGCTCCGAGAACCACTCACTAAAAGAAAGACTATAGCTCTTAATAATTTGTCAAGAGATATGGATAGTTCGGGAAAGAAGAAAAAGACACTTTTAAAAGAAGATATGTACCAAAATCTAAGAGCCATGTTAGAAAGAGGAACTTTAAAACTTTTAGCTGATGATGAGATAATGGCTAGTCTGAAATCTATTCAATACGAGTACTCAACAGAACATGGACAGCTAAGCAAGGTTAGAATATTTGGAAATTACTCTCATATTGTAGAGGGATTGATAAGAGCTGCTTGGTTAGCAAATACGAAAAGTTTAAATCATAGGATATATTGGATTTAACATGAAAATAAATGAGGAAGATGAAGAAGAACAGGAGTTATAAATGAGTTGGACACTTTGCACTAGCGCTTCGGCAGTAGCTAAAGCTGGAACTCACTGCTCTGCAATTTCAGGCTCAGCAGTTACTATGGCTAAATGGAGTGATGAAGCAGAGGGTAGAATAGAAGCTGAAACCCGAAGAAGCTGGGTTACAAATTATACTGGACTTCCAACAGGGATAAAAGGAATACTTTCTGATGTTTGTAGTTCCTATATAGCTATGAATATAATTTCTAACGATCCAACAGGGTATATAACAAGAGAAGCAGATATGTTAATGAATAGAAATGATGATATAATTGTAAGAGGCTTAGCTATCTTAAAAGATTTTAAATCAAATACAATTCAAACTCCTTAAAATGTTAAATAAAAAATATCAAAGTGCAAGCAGTGTAATAGCTACCTATGATAATTATGATTTTGCAGAGGGTACTGGTATTGTTAATTTTAGAGGATTTAAGTATGATGTTTCTGGTTCTACTGTTTATGGATTAAGTAATCAAGATAATTATAGTTATAGTGTTGAAACTTCTACAGCTACAGCAGACACAACTCCAGCAAAAATGTTAGATTTAGATTTTGATTTAAACGAGTTTGAAAGTCCAAAAACAATAAAAGGAACTGCTATAGTTTCTGTTCCTTTAGGAGTTGATGGAAATACTGCAGGGGGATCTACAACTGGATTCATTATTGCAAAAATTAGAAAATGGGATGGAACAACTGAAACTGAGATAGCTTCAGGAACTTCTACAACAGAAGCCGTTAATTCAGGAACTATAAACGCTGTAAAGACAATAAAAGTAGATATTCCAATAACAAGTTTTAAAGTAGGAGAAACCTTAAGATTAACTATAGAGGGATGGGGAAAACATCCTTCAGGATTTGAGGGATATATAGCAGTAGGACACGACCCACAAAATAGAGATGGAACTTATATCACTCCAACTACAAATCCAGTTACAACTAAATTAAATTTTTATTGCCCTTTTAGACTAGAGGAAGCATGACAAGCACAGACATAAATCAAACCACATACTCTGATTTGAGTGGAACAGTAAAGAATTACTCAGTTGGAGCTAAAATAACTGATGGAATTAATCCAGTAGGGGAAACATACTGGGATAGTCCTTATTTTTCTAAATGGTATTCTTATTATAAGAAACATCCTAGATTAAAGGCTGCAATTAATGCCTTAGCTACATGGACTTTAGGCCAAGGATACGAAACTGATCCTTTAACAAAATCAATTTTAGACTTTATTAAGGGTTGGGGTGAAGATACTTTTTTATCTGTTCTTTGGAATTTGCTTGTCACAAAAAAGATAAACGGTGATGCTTTTGCTGAAATAATTACTTTAGATGGAAAGCTTTTAAGTGAAAAGGGAAAAATAATCAATCTTAAACCTCTTGATCCTATGAGTATAAGAATTGTTTGTAATCCTCAAGGAAAAATAATAAGATATGAACAATTATCAAAAGCAAATGGTGCAATAACAAAGAAATTCAAGCCTGAGGAGATATTTCATCTTTGTAATGATAGAATAGCAGATAATATTCATGGAGAGAGTATTATAGAAGCTTGTCAGTGGGATTTGGATGCTATAAGAGAAGCTGAAGAGGACTGGAGAAGAATATCACACAGAAGTACAATAAGAGTTCTTTATATTGAAGAAGATAATGCAACAAGATTAGCAGCTATGAAGCAAAACTATGCTGATGCAATAAAGAAAGGGGAATTATTAATTCTTCCTTGTAAAGCTGGAGAGGCACAATTTGCAGACTTAACTCTCCCCCCTGTAGAACAATTTTTAGCCTGGATAAGATATAGAGAAGATGCCTTTTATCAATCTTTGGGAGTTCCTAAAGTTATTCTTGGTGGAACAGCTGAAAATACAGAAGCCTCTTCTAAAGTAGGAATGATTACTTTTGAACCTACATTTACAAGAGAAATTAAAGAGCTTGAGATGGATATTTATAATCAATTAGGAATAAAGATAACTATAAATAAGCAACCATCTTTAATGGATAATATGTATTCAGATGAGCAAAAAAATACAGGGCAAATAAACATACAACCAAATGATGTTAATGCAGGGAGTGGAGAATGACTACAAATAATAAATGTTTTGTAAAAGTAACAAATCAGGATATTTATACAGAGATAGTAGAATTAAGAAAATCTTTTGATGCAATTAAATCAAAGGTTAAATTAAATACCTGGATAGCTTCTACAGCATTAAGTTTAGTTATAGGAGCAATCTTTGGGAGCATATTTATATAATGACAAACAAAGTAAAATACAGTTTTTGGATAGGGCTAGCTAAGACTGCTAAAAATTCAGCAGTTTTACTTATACCTTTTTTCCTGGCTATTATTGCAGGTATGCCTGTAGAATATGCCTGGATTACAGGGCCTATAGCCTATTTCCTTAAAAACTTGTATGAAACAAAAACTGGAAAATAATAAAACATGGCAATTAAGAAAACAGCTACTAAATTAGTGGCGAAGAAGTTAGTTAAAGTATTTGGGGGTTCAGAAACAGCACCAGCTCAAGCACAGACTCCAAAGCCTATACCTACTCCAGTTAAAACAGAAACAAGGCCAGAACCCACAAAAACAACACAACCTGAAATAATCAGAGATGATAAAGGAAATGTCACAGGTGTATCACTTCCTGATGGGAGAACCTTTTTAGGAGTTGGTAGAGATGAAGCTTTGGGTTTAGCTGAGAATTATCTTAAAAAACAACAAGTTCCAGCAGGTGCAATAGAAGCAGAAGTTGGAGCTGAAGCAAGAAGAAAACAAGCTGAAACATTACAACAGCAAGAAACAGGGTTAGGTTTAGCATCACAAGTAGGACAATTATCTCCTGAAATATTGGATCAAGTTCAAAGAGGAAAAATAGAAATAGGCCAGGTTTTAGGTGGTGGTTTAGCTGCTGCTACTCCAGGAGTTGCTGGTGGTGCTGTTGCAGGTGCAGCAGGTGGAGCTTTAGTTGGGGGAGTTGGGGCTATTCCAGGAGCAGTTGGTGGTGCTGTTATTGGTGGAGTTGGGGCATTTGTCGCAGGAGCTAGAAGTAATCTTAAATCACAAAAACAGGGATTAGTTCAGGCAGGTGCAGGTTCTCTTATGGACGGAGAGAAAAACCTTAGGAAATTTGTGACAGCTGCAAATAAAGACCCAGCTAATGCTGCAGAGTATGCAACTATGTTTAACGAACAATTATCTTATATTGCTAGAGATGAGGGAATTTTAAAACTAGATACTAAAGGATTTCTAAAGGACATTTCAGGTGTAGATGGAACTCCTCAAATTGCAGACTATGAAAGATTTAACATAATCACAAGGCCCTTTCTAGAACAACAAATGCAAATGGCTTTATTAAATCCAGATCCAAATAAGAATTTAATAACAGCAGAAGAAGCTTTAGAATAGAAAAATATATAAATACATATAGTTTTAATTATGAATGACAGAGGAAGATAAACCTGAATCTAAAAAAGAGGAGAGAGCTTTAAGTATTCTTGAACAAATTAAACAAGAAAGAGAAGCTGTTGAAAGTGCAATTAATGAAAGTCGTGCTAAGATAGAAGAACTAAGAGAATTAAGAGCTGTTGAAATGTTATCGGGAAAGACTGAAGCTGGAAAGCAATCTGAAAAGCCGAAAGAAGAAACTCCTAAAGAGTATGCAGATAGAATCATGCGTGGTGGTGTTTAAGATGGAATTATATTTGATGACTAGAGGCAAATCAGATGTAGTTGAAGAATGGGCTAAGTGGATGAGTACTAGACACTTACCTATGAAAGTTAAGCATGCGAACGGAACTGAGGAACAGCTTATGATGGAGTGTCAATTAAGGCCCATTCAATTATGGAGTTTTGTATTCCCAAAAGAGAATTTAGACATCGTATTGAATACTCTAAAACTTCCACAAGAAAAAAGCCCTTTTGGAAATGCTGATGGCAGCAAAGTAGTTTATAACATTATGCCGAAGATATGGGCTTTAAGAAAATTATTAGGTGCAAAGGAAATTCCAAAACCAAATCCTGAAGCTGGTATGATGTTCTTGCCTTTTGATAGATTAAAGCACATGAATATTTTAGGAATAGGAATAAGAGAGGATGGAGATATTGCAGAAGCTATCCATGAAAGAATATGATTTTTGTAGAAAATGCAGTTGAAATCTGTTTAGTTTATCTTTGTATTTTGGCTACATTTGGAGTTGTCTTAAAAATATGGCAGTTATTCGGTATGCCGAATAAATAGAAAAGTATTTAAATAAGTTATTTCTATAATTTGCATGGCAAATGAGGCGACCCTTATTTATGAATTAGGACCAGCTATTCCTTTTACTGTTGCAGATGAAACAGGAATTGCAAAAGGAACACTTTTAACATTATCAGATCCTATGACTGCTGCAGCAAATTCAGCAATAGTTTTAGGAGCACCAGTTGCAGGTATAGCTGCAACTGAAAAAATAGCAAATGATGGAGTAACTAAGCTTGGAGTTTTTAGAACTGGAATTTTTAAAGTGACTGCTTCAGGTTCAGTAACTGCTGGAGATGCTTTAGCAACAATAGGTAATTTTGTTTATACTGCTGCAGTAAATGAAGAAGATTTAATAGGAATAGCTCTTGAAACAGCAACAAATGGAGAAACATTTTTAATGGAATTAAAACCACTTGCAGCACAATTAGCATAAAATGGCAGATACATCAGGAATGAGTGAAATCAGAGGAATAGATATTGATAAGTTAGCAAAGGGTTTTGCAGATGAAGAATTTGTATTTAAACAATTTTTAACTGTTACACCTACGTCTGCTAGAGAAATTAGATGGTATCAAAAAACAACAGGTGTTTTAGATAGCACAGATACAACAGGTATAACAGCATCACAAATAGCAAATACTTCTCACTTATCTCTTCCAACAGTTGTAGAACAAAGTTGGACTAGAAGAACTTCTTATGTTAGAAAGTATTTTGTTGAATCACCCTGGATGTCTTACGAAGATTTATCAGACTGTGACCCAGATATTTTAGCTACAAATGTTAGAGATTTAACAAGAGCAGTGGCTAATCAAGTAGATTCTAGAATTTATAGCATTCTTAGTACTCAGTTGCCTTTATCAGGTTCAGCTGCTGGTGGCGGATGGGATGATGGAACTAATGGAAATCCTATTGCAGACTTACTTTCAGGTTCAGCAAATATAAGAGCACAAGGGTATGATATATCTAACTTGGTTCTTTTGGTTAAACCTAGTGATTATAAGAACTTGCTTAATTGGTTGATAGCTGTTAAAGGTTCAAGTATTCCTGCCTTTGCATCTCAAAAAGTAGAGAATGGTGTTTTAATGAATATTGTAGGAAATAAAGTTGTTGTTTCTAATAATTGCTCAGGTGGTTATGCTATTCAAATAGTACCTCAAAGAATTGCTACTTGGAAAACTTTCACTCCTATAACTGCTCAAACTAAAGATGAAGTTGGAATCGGAAAAAAGATTAGAGTTTGGGAAGAGGGTGAGATGTTACTTACAGACCCTTATGCAGGACATATCACCTACGGTGTTGTTTAATTCTTGATTTTAGAAAAGATTAAATACTTCATATATTTTTATTCTTAATGGCAAATACATGTGGTGAAAAAGAATTAAAGACAGATTGGCCAGTAGAAGAGGGAACAACTCTAGGAACTACAAAACTTAAAGATAATTGGTTCTTAGAAGCTGAACAACAAGACTTTACTGAACACTGGGGAAGTATATAATGGGTGGAGAGGGAAGTGGTAGAACTCCAAAAACAGAAACTTTAATAGCTCAGCAAAAAGCAGTAATTGCAAATATACAAACAGAACCTATATTTATTCCTAATTATTCAGGACTTCAAGCTGTTAAAAAAACAGACCCTCCAATAGGTTCTGGAACTGAAACTGATCCTAAGTTCTTTGCTTTAAGTAATAGTTTAGCTTATGTTGCTTCTGAATCTGATCCTATATTTTTATCTTTAAGTAATTCTTTAGCTTACATAGCAACAGGAACTGAAACTGAACCTGTTTATTTAGCTAACTCAGGAAGTTATCTAACTTCATTCACCGAATCAGATCCTGTCTTCTTAGCTCAATCTGGTTCTTTTTTAACTGCTGAAACTGACCCACAATTTATTGCTCTCTCTGATAGTTTAGCTTATGAACCAACTCTAACTAAAGGGGATTTAGAGGCATCAGGTTCAGGAATAACTGTTTATAATGGAACAGGAGCAGTAATTGGAACAGGCACAAAAATATCTGTAGAGGGTGCAGGCGATGAAGCAGACCCTATTTGGATAGCACAATCAGGTTCTTATTTAAAAACAGCTAATTTAGCAGCAAGTGAAACAGATCCAAAGTTCTTTGCTTTAAGTAATTCAATAGCTACATATATGCCTATGAGTTTGTCACATAGTGCTTGGTATATGCCTATGAGTTTAAGCCAAAGCAGTTGGTACTTTCCTATGTCTTTATCCCATAGTGTGTGGTATATGCCTATGGCCCTGAGTGCAAGTTTAACTTATATTCCTTTGTCTTTAAGTTCTTCCTGGAACACTGACCTAGCTTCAGGTTCAGCACACTTTGTTGATACAACAGACCCACATGGAGCAACACTAACTCAAACAAATATTATATGTGGGCATATATCAGGGTCAGCTATATCAGGTTCTACAATTAAAGTTCTAGCTGATAATGATGCTTCAGGCTCTGCTATTTGTAGAAATATATTAGTTGGAACAGAAGCAACTCCAGGACCAGCTAACCTATACACTCAGGGAACAGTGTATTTGAAATATACTGCTTAAAATGGCATTAGTTGTAGGAACTAATTGTGGATTTGTAACAACTGCACCTGTTGATGACCCTGTCGCAGGTGGGACATCTGCTGCTGATAATAATAGTATTGCTCAAAAATTTACAACTACAGATGCTATAACCATAACAGAAATTGGTTGGTGGTGTGATAATGCAACAGAAGCTGCAAACTTTGAAGTAGGAATTTATAGTCATAACAGTGGGACAGACCGACCTAATGCTCTTATTTATTCATCAAAAACAAATGCTAAAGGAACTACATCCGGTTGGAAAAGAGGCGATGGTTTAAGTTTTGATTTAGATGCTTCGACTACTTATTGGATTGCAATTCAATGTGATAACACATCTACACAAACTAACATAGACCTTAGTACTGCTATTCCTTCTCAGAGATACGCTATAGATGCTTCAACTTCTACACTTCCTGCAACTTTTACTTCAGATGATAGTTGGACTTACACATATGCAATTTATGCGTTATATTCTGGTGGAACTCCACCATCAGGAGAGAACATTTACATAAACGTAGATGATTCTTATAAACAGGTAGCAGCTGCTTATGTTAATGTTGATGACGCCTGGAAAGAAGTCACTGATATTTCTGTAAATGTTGATGATGCCTGGAAAACTGTATAAACCGAAAGATATATATACTAGCGTTCATTATGTTTTATTATGAAAGAAAAATATATAAGAATTTATTACAAGACATATAGGGAAATAAGACATTATTTTCCAGCCATGCGTGGAGAGAGTGTTGCAGAGTATTTTGAAAGGTTTATTGATTATGTAATTGCTCAAGGGGAAGCTTATAATCAATATCCTAATCCTAAAAGATAAAATGGAAAATAAAATAACAATACCAGACGAATGCTTTGAGTGGCATCTTGGAGAGAGTATGACAGCTAAAGAAATAGAAATGGAGAACTTGAAAAATGACAAATAAAACAGAAATACAAATTAAGCATAGAATAACAGGAAAAGTTTTATTAGAAGGAGAATTTAAAACAATAAAAGAATTAATTAATGCAAATTCGAATAAAGTATTAAATTTGAGATGGGCTGATTTGAGTGGGGCTGATTTGAGTGGGGCTGATTTGAGTGGGGCTGATTTGAGAT